AAGATTGTAGGTAAACCAATATTATACATTGTAAAAGACAATGTTACATTAGAAGATGTACGTAAACTAAATTCGGTAGCACGAAAATGGACACTTACAGAATATCTAATGTCCCATGTTAAACTAGGTAATCACGACTATGAGTTACTAGAATGGTTTCATAGAACTTATGAGTTTGGATTGTCAGAATGTATAGCTATGCTTAATGGCAAAGGTTATTGTGCTAGTAAAGAACTGAAAGAGTTTAAAGATGGTAAGTTTACTTTAAAGAATCTAGAACAAGGTAAGACTTGGGCTAGGTCTATAAACAAAGTAGGTGAATACTTTCAATACTATAAGAAAAGGTCTTTTGTATTGGCTATGATAGTTCTTATGCAGCACCCTAAATTTAGTTGGAAGACGTTTGAAAAGAAACTTAAAAACTTCTCAGCTAAATTGAAGAACCAAGGTAGTAGAAATGATTTTATAGTTAATCTAGAAAGATTATATAATCATAATACACCTGCTGATAAGAAAATAAGATTGGAGTTATATGAGTATACAAGAAACTAAAGGAGTAGATATGCTACATAAGATACAGAATTGGTTGATGAATGTTGCTGCCAAATGGATTTGGTTTGCAATTATGTTACCAATAAGAATAGTCTTAGGACTTTGTTTTGCAGTTGCAAAGTATATGCCAAAGACTGTTCAGCTACCATACAAGGTAGTTAAACGTGAAGAAACTGACAAGAAATGGTGGAACTAATGACATTTATTATACTACTAATAATTGCATTTATGATTGGCTATGGTATTGTTCTGATGAAAGAGAACATATCTATGGTTGATGAAATCAATAGAGCAATAAGACAAGAAATAGAAATGCAACAATTAGAAAGAAAACAAAGATGGGAAGATACAAACAAACAATCCAAGACGAGCTAGATAAAGCTCACTTTGACTATGCTGAATGCAAGATAGAACAACAGGAGTTTCTAGCAAGAATAACTGCGTGTGGTATTACGCTACCGCAGGATATACAGGAGCATATAGATAATGCCGAAGAAGCTAGATACGAATGGAAAGTTAGTCAGCATAATACTAAGTTCTGAAGAAGTAATAATACTAGAAAAAGTATTACACAGATATATGCTAGAACAAGAAGCATTAATTTATTTAGATACAAAAAAAATAGATGCTTATTCTGTTTACGATAAAGTCAAAAAAATTATTGGATTATACGATTTAAAGAATCCTAGGGAACGTAGTTAGTTACATCTTGGTGTCAAGGTGGTTTCTCCCTATGCGTTCTGTAAACACATAGTTGCCTTGCACTATGAGGATCAAGCAAGGCGTAGCTCTCCCTTGATGAGAGAGCTGACTAAAGAAAGAAATAATGATTCGAAAAGAGGTATATATGATTGGCGTTATCAAAGAGAAAGCAAAAAGTCTACGCACAAATGTCGAAGGGGTGATACCGAAGTTTTTTAAATTTTTAAAATATATTTTGGTAGCTATGCTTTCGGCAGCAATATGGTGTTTATACTTTATTGGTGCTGCCGCAGATATTGTGGAGCATTATTTAAAGTTTATCAGAAGTGAAATAATGAAAGGAAAGAAAGATGTACGAGTTGATAATATGGGAAACAAGCAATGAAGCTCATTTAATACCATTTAAAAAGAAACCAGAATGGGACGTAATTAAGAAAATGTTAGGTGTGCAAATGTTTGAGATACATAAAGGATATAATCCAGATGTATCTAAAAGAAGTTTTGAAATGCTTTGTGATGAAGAAGCAAAGCTTAGATATGGTTTCAAACAAAACAAAAGAGCAACAGTTGCTTGGTATGAATGGCAGCAAAGAACTGGACATATGTGTATTCCAGGCGATTTTATTGCAGGTGATGTTGCAATAGTAAGGAGGAAAAATGCAAGTATACAAAATACTAAAGCTGCTTGATCTCACAGGTAAAACAATACCTTGTGATATGCAAGATCAGCTAAGTCAAACTTATTTTTCAGAATCCAAACAACAACCAATAGCTATTGGTGATATGGATATAATACATTTGATTAGAGCATTTAATAAAATGTATGGAAGTAAAGAAGCAATAGATAAATTAGTTTTTGATTATATTCAAAAGCAGAAAGGAAACAATGGATCAAATCGCTGAGTTGCTAAAGATACAGCAAGATACTTATAGGTCTGCATCTTTACAATCTGAGTTGTATACTTTGCAGAAGTTAGCTATGCATCTCAAAGGAGAAATCGATCGAGTACAAAAGTTGATTGATGAAACGCCAGTAGGCAAAATAATGAAAAACGCAGGAGTAAAATAATGGGACTAGATCAATACGCAGGAAGACATACGTGGAGAAAACACGCAAGACTTCAAAAGTTTATGGCTGTAATGCATAGAGAACAAAATCCAGATATAGAAGAATACGACAGCAGTGGTATTCCTAGTCTTGGATTTAATGGTGGAGATGTACCAGTAGAAATGACTAAAGAAGTTGTAGATAAATTAGAAGAAGCCATCAAAAATAATTATAAAGATTATGTTGCAGAAGATGGATTCTTTTGGGGACAACAATTTCAAGAGCAATCAGTAGAAGAATATAGAGAACAGGATCTAGAATTTTTATCTGATTGTAAAAAAGCTCTTGATAATAATGATACAATCCTTTACGAATGTAGTTGGTAGAAATAATGAAGATAGACGAAATGATTACATATCTAGCGTCAACAGATGAACCCTTCGCTAAAATTACTGCGGAGGTTTCATATGGTGATGATATGTTGAACCACATTAAAGGATCGTTTGTTAGTGCTTCTGAAAATTCTGTATCAAAAGCTACCGAAGAATTTTATGCATCTGCAACGTATAAAGCTCATATTAACAAGATGCACAATTTAAATGTGCAGCTGCTAAATATGAAAAACAAAAGACGTACTGCTGAAATGAAAATAGAAATTTGGCGAACATTAGAAGCAACAAGAAGGAAAGGTAATGTCTGATATATATAAACATATTGGTGAAAAAATAAAAGAAGCAAGATTAGATTATAGAAGAATAGTAGGTGATCACAAACGTAAGCTAATGACTCAAACAGAATTAGCTAACTATTGTGGTGTTACGTTCCAACAAATACAAAAGTATGAAAAAGGAACTAACAAAGTACCTCTTGATAAATTGTTGATGATTGCAGAAAGAACTAGAAGAAATATATTATGGTTCTTACCTGCTGAACAACAACCAATAGATACAGAATTTGTAGGGACACCAGACTCTTTACAAGCAGAATCACAATAACCTCCTTTCTGTGTTATATTGTGATTGGTGGATTATAGGCAATCAGGGGATCTGATCCAGAACAAGCAAGTGGCTGTAGTCTATAGTCCACCATATATTGTTGACTGCAACCAAAATATGTATATATCTGGTGGTATGTCAAATAAGGCATTAGGAACACAATTTCACAATCAAGTGATACCGCAGTTTGTACAGCTGCGAAAGAAAAGGAAGATATCCCAATTAGAAATGGACGAGATACTTGGTGTAGCTAAGGGTCTTGTGTCTAAATGGGAGTGTGGTATAAGAAAACCAAGTGGCTGGTTATTCTGTTGTTGGGCAGAAGCACTAGGTGCAGAAATAATGTTAAAGGAGAAAAATAATGGCAGTTAATCCAGAGTTCAAAGCTCACGAGATCACAGAAGATCCTATTGTAAATGAAGTCATTACAATGATTGTCAAACGTCATATGCAAGGTATGGATAAGTTTGGCAAAACAATGGCTGATAGTGAACGACCTTTTGATGAATGGGTAGATGAAACAATAGAGGAATTGCTTGATGCAATTCATTATTTAGTAAAAAGTAAAACAATACTAGATAAGTTCAAAGCCAATCAAAAGAAATTAGAAGCAGCGTTAAGTTCATTGCAGAAAGATACATTTACAAATGAGGAAGCTAAGAAAGAAGATTGAAATAGATATAACACCCTACCACGTTAGAAATCAAATGTGGAAAATGTCATTGTTAAAGTTTTATGGTACAATAGAGTATGATGAAAACATATACAATGAATTTGCTAGAAAGTTATTAGATAATGAAATCGATCAAAAAACATTAGATAAGTTAGATAAACTTAGAAGGAAACATAATGAACAAGAGAAACAAAAGTGGGAAAAGATCAAACAAAAAAGAGCAACACGTTTGGGACTCAGTTTTAGAAACATATATAGACAAATCAAAAAAGGTTAGTGGCTATTATATAAATGATGGAAAGATAAAAATATTATATGAAAGAAAAGTTTGATAGAAAACAAGGTATAGGTGGTAGTGATGCTACTAGACTATACAATGGTGAATGGCACGATTTATATTTAGAAAAAATAGGAGAGAAAGAACCAGATGATTTATCTGATGTATTACCTGTACAGATGGGAATACATACCGAAGATTTCAATATTGATTGGTTTACAAGACAAACAGGTATTGAAGTAGTTGGTAGACAAATACAAATCTTTTCTAGAAAATATCCTTTTATGTATTGTAATATTGATGGTGTACTTAGTGAACCAAAAGCATTACTAGAATGTAAACATACAAATGCATTTACCAATGAAGTAAAGACAGCTGAAAAGTACAAAGCTCAGCTGCAGCACTATCTTATGATATATGGTGCTAGTAAAATTTATTTATCAATCATATTTGGTAATATGAAGTATGGTATTGTAGAAGTGCTTCCAGATAAAAAGTTTCAAAACGAATTAGAATCTGCTGAGGTATTGTTTTGGCATTTAGTACAAACAAAACAACCACCACCAGATTATGTTGAGTTCAAAAATTTTGATAGTAAACTACAGGAGTTTAACAATGGACGAGAAATCATACCCTTACTCACCAGGGCATCAGAATAATGAAACTTCGATAGAAGCTGCTGAATTAATAAAAGCAGGAGCTGATACTATAAGAGCAAAAGTATATGATGTAATAGCTAACAAAGGTAACTTTGGAGCTACATCAGATGAAGTTGCAGAACTATTAGCTCTAAGTCCATTTACAGTTAGACCTAGAGTAACAGAATTATATAAGCAAGGTAAGATAGAACGTAAAGATAAACGTCAAAATGCTAGTAAAAGATCTGCTTATGTTTATGTAATAAGCAAAGCTCATATCAATGATATGTTAACAAATAAAGGAGTATAATATGAGAAGCGGCAAAGAATCAAACTTTAGTATATGGGATCAAGTAAAGCATACTAATCCTAGATATACAAAGCCATTTTCAAAGTTTGGTGGCAAGACATTGACTACGATAGATCCAATGTATCAGATACAAGTTATGACTGGTATATTTGGTCCAGTAGGCAAAGGTTGGACATACAATGTTAATTATACATATACAGATAAAAATGTATTTGCAGAAGTAACAGTAAAATATTTTGATGGTGAAGGTGCAACTATTAATAACAAAGGTTGGCACGAGTTTGGTCCAGTATCATCAGTACAAGCATTGTATAAAAAGAATGGTGGACTAGATGATGAAGCACCAAAGAAAGCTATGACAGATGCAATGACAAAAGCATTTAGTCATCTTGGTGTATCAGCAGATGTGTTTCTTGGTTTGTTCGACAACAATAAATATGTTGAAGAAATGACTAAGAAGTTTGAAACACCTGTAAATATCAAAGTAGTAAACGTAAAGGAGTTGAAAAATGATAAACAAAGTAATGCTAGTGGGACGACTGGGAGCAGATCCAGAAATTAAACAAACTAAGTCTGGTGACAAGTTTGCTAATTTATCTTTAGCTACAAACAAAAAGTTTAAGACTAAAGATGGATCTATGACAGAAAAAACTACGTGGCATAAAATTGTAGTATTTGATCCACGTCTTGCAGAAAATATGGAAAAGTATGCAAAGACAGGAACTCAGTTATATGTTGAGGGTGAATTAGAAACTCGACAATATAAAGATTCCAATGGTCAAAACAGAATTGTGACTGAGGTAGTAATACCTAGATTCACAGGACAAATTAAAATGGTTGGTGATAAACCTGCTGCTAAATCAGTAAGATCTGGATCTACTGGTGATGCAGATGGTGATTTCGACAATCAATTTTAATAGGTTAATGACCTCACCTTTAAGTAGGTTAACAAATAAAGTTGATTACTTTGTTTGATTTGTAAACATCTAATGTTGTACGCTGTAGGCGGCTTGTTCGCCTACAGTTAATTGCTGGATATATCAACCTCACACTAGGGCTAGTCTAAGTCGTATAAGCACGCAAGTGTCGACAAGGTTTGTTAATTGCATTAATGGTATATCCTGCTATTAATAAAATTTCTGACGAGAAATAGGTAAGCTAGACCCTGTATCTAAGAAGATTATATTAAGGATCCATATACCTTAGAGCTAAAGTCCTGCTGCTTCGGAAAAGAAGACCATTAAGGTTTAACAATAGCAATGCAGAGTTATTGTTAGACCTTTTTTTTATTGTGAGGTGTTCGCTTCCGAAATTCATGTAAGGTCTAGGGTATGAAATTATATCTAGAGCTTAGAAAAATTTTTAAGGAAAGAGAACTTCCTTCTGAAGAAGTTATATCATCATACGATAATATAGAAGCTTCTGTAACTACAGATCTTATTAGAGGATCTAGAGTAGATGCAGTATTAGTAGCTCTAGCATCTCATATTCTTAATGTGTCATCATTGTGGTCTAGTCGTAAATTTGCCATAGATTTGTTACAAGGCACACTAGCTGAGCTAGAAAGTGCTGCATTTCAAGAAGATGGTCGTAAGCTTAATTAGAGCCACGTACAGCATAGCTTAATTTAGGGGGTACACTGATACCGCATTTCTGCTTGGATAGCCCTCTACGTTGAGATATGGAGCTTTAAAATACTAATCTTGGTTGTGTCTAGGGTCTTTTTGCTGTTTTTCGTCTTCTAGCTTCATACATTGATAATGTGCTGGTTCTTTAGTTGCAAAGACCACAAAGCTATCTGTATTAGAAATCATTACATTACAATATTTACAAGGACCAACATCTGTTACAATGTTTTTTTTAGACCAAGTTTTTTTTTTCATTTAAGTTTTTCTATTCGAAGAATCTTATTATCTGCACTAAGCTCTGCTTTAACTTTAGAACACATATATACCGCATTTGAGTTACGAGTGGCTACCCTTTTTTTTTCTTTTCTTTTTTTTTTTTTTTGAGTCCAGGTCAGTTCTACAAGTTTTTGATTTACGCCTACAAACATTAATAAAGCTATAATCGTTTCCATCAATGAGTTCCATTTATTTTTTTTTGTAATAGATCTACTTGTTCTCTAAGATGATCTATATTTACTTTGTTATATCTACTAGCTTCTATTTCTTTTTCAATACTTTCTATTTGTCCAGATAAATGTTCTATTAGCATAAACATTTCTAGATTCTTTGGTTCTTGTTCTGCTTTTTTAAGTAGATCAGCTTGAAACAAAGTATCAGAAGTTTCTAATTTATTTAGTCTTTCAATAACACCAAAGTATGCCCATACACCTATTGCTACCGCAGCTACAATAGCCAACATATTTCTTATTGGCATTGAGATAGAAGTGTTCTCGCTTACTTTCATTTTCTTTTAAATAGATCCATTCCAGGCTTTAGTCCATAAATTGATCCGAAGATACCGAGTACAAGCCATTTATAAAATTCTGGAAAATTATTAAAATATTCAAAAAATAAATCTAGTTTTTCTTTAGCTTGTGGATCTCCACTAAATACAGCCCAAGCCAAAACTACGATTGGCAAAACTACAATTATCAAAACTAGCTCGTCTTTCCAGCCTTGATTATTATTTGCCATAACAGCTTTTTTATATTCTATTTCACCTGCTGCCATACGTGCCATATGATTTTTTTCTGCAACAGATTCTAATTGTTGAGCTTCTTTTTTATTTTTATATATTGCTGCCGCAGTTCTTACGCCAGTTGATAATAAACTAAACCACATATTAATACTTCCATACGTTAGGTCTTACTACATACTTTTGATCAACGTCTTGTGTTAACCAATCTAGATGAGTAAAAGTTTTTGCAATACCAATACCTGTAGGTTTTGGTTCATAATGTAAAGCAAAGTCTATAAGCTTGTATTGTAGTTGTGTGTTAGTTCCTATGTCTACAGCCATACCTGTAGTATGTGGACCATCTGGTCCAGTTGAAGATACCGAATTATTATGTTCGCTGCATCTATATCCAGAATTAATACTTACACCTTGTCCAATATGTTCTCTCCAATCTTGACAAAATTTAACTGCAACTTCTTGCATTTCATTTTTTTTTTTTTTTTAACAAGCAAATTCTTTTTCACTAAAGTTTGGGTAATTATTATAATCCATATTGTTTCTCCAATCTATCCATTGATATAAACTGACTTTCTTGTATATGGTTGTCCCAGATACCGAGTTCAACTATACCCCAAGACCAGCCAGTTAAATTTAACTTAGCATATTCCTCAACATGATTAAAAGGCAACGCACAACCTACATTGACTACTCTTACAAAATTTTTATCACCA